AGCCAACCAATAAATACAGGTACAAGTAATTTAACTTTAACAACTAACGGTCAAGCCTTTTCATTAGTCTACGTTGATTCAACAAGAGGTTGGGCGTATAAAACCAACACGGCGTAAGGAGCACGGACCATGGCCCTTATTGATTTTAATATTAAACCGGGTATCGATAAACAAGATACTGAAGTCGGAGCGGAGAATCGTTGGATTGATTCTGATAACTCAAGATTTAGATATGGACTACCTGAAAAAGTAGGAGGTTGGTCTTCTTTAATATCAGATTCTATTGTAGGTGTATCAAGAAAACTTCATGCATTCGTAGACTTAAATGGTAATAGATATGTTACAATCGGTACAGATAAATTTTTACTTTTATACTTTGAAGGTCAACTGTTTGACATAACACCTATTAAAGCTACTTTAGCTTCTTCAACAATAGCAACTGTAAACAATTCTGCAGTATGTACAATTACAACTGGATCAGCTCATAACTTAGAACCAAGTGATATTATTTTATTAGATAGTGTAACTTTACCAAGTAGCACAGGATACAATGCATCTGATTTTGAAGATAAACTATTTCAAGTAACTTCAGTTACATCTCCTACAGTTTTTACAATTACACAAAGTTCAAATGCAACAGGAACTGTATCTACAGGTGGTAGTATATCTGTTATACCTTATGAAAAAATTGGTCCTGCTGATCAATCGTATGGTTATGGTTTTGGTATATCTCAATGGGACGGATCAGTTCCAGGTGCTGCAACATCAACATTGGACGGATCACTAAGTGCAAACTCATTTGGTACAGGTGGATCTGGTACTAATGTTACACTTGATGCTACAACAAACTTTACTGCTGCTGGTAGAATTTTAGTTGAGTCAGAATTAATATCTTATGCATCCATATCGTCACCAAACTTACAAAGTATCGTAAGAAATGTTAATGGTACCACAAACGCTACTCACAATACTGGTACAGCTGTTGTTGATGCAACAAATTATTCTGACTGGGGTGAAGCGGTCCTTGCATCAGAAGTAACTCTTGAACCTGGACTTTGGTCTTTAGATAACTTTGGTCAAGTGTTAGTTGCAACTATTGCAAACGGTAAAACATTTACATGGAATGCAGGAGCTGCATCACCTACAACAGTTAGAGCATCAACAGGTACTTCAGGTTTTTCTACAGCAAGTAACCCTACTGCATCAAGATTAAGTTTGATATCTCCAACCACTAGACACTTATGTCATTTTGGAACTGAAACAACTATTGGAAATACAGCAACACAAGATGATATGTTTATACGATTCTCGGATCAAGAAAACATAAATGATTATACAGCAACAGCTATTAACAGTGCCGGTGATTTTAGATTACAAGACGGTACTAAAATAGTGGGTGCTATAAAAGCAAAAGAAACAATCCTAGTTTGGACAGATAATGCATTGTACACTATGAAATTTATTGGTGCACCATTTACATTTGGGTTCGAACAAGTTGGTACTAACTGTGGACTCATTGGTAAGAATGCAGTTGTTGAGATAGATGGTAATGCTTTTTGGATGAGTGCAAATGGTTTATTTTTATTTGATGGTACAGTTAAATCTTTACCTTGTACTGTAGAAGATTTTGTTTATGACAGTTTAGATACTACAAAAGGTCAACAAGTTGCAGCAGGTATCAATAACTTATTTACAGAAGTTGTTTGGTATTATCCAACAACAGGATCTAATTATAATAATGCTTATGTAGTATTTAATTATGGAGAGACAGGTAGAAATACACCAGGTGGTGTTTGGTATACAGGAACAGAAGCAAGAACTTCTTGGATTGATGCTGTTGTTTATCCACAACCTTATGCTACTAAATTTAATTCTACATCTAACGGTACTTTCCCTGCAGTTGTAGGACAAGATGGTTTAGGTCAAACACAATTTTTTGAACATGAAGTAGGTACAGATCAAATTAATCAAGATGGTTCTACTACAACAATTACATCATTTATAAAATCATTTGATTTTGATTTACAAGCAAGACAAAAAGATGCTCAAGGTAAATCAAGTGGACCCACTATTGCAGGTGAATCATTCTTAGCACTAAGAAGATTTGTACCTGATTTTAAAACACTAACAGGAAATGCAGTAGTAACATTAGCTATAAAAAGATATCCTCAACAATCAGATACAGTAAGTAGTTTAAGTCCATTTACAATTACTTCTACTACTGATAAAAAAGATACAAGAGCTAGAGGACGTTATTTAAATGTTAAGATTGAAAATACATCTAGTGGAGAAGAATGGAGATTTGGTACTTTTAAAATTGATGTGCAACCGGACGGACGTAGATAATGGCTAAGATAGTAATAAGAATACCTGAACCTAAAAGAGAATATGATGAGTCTAACCAAAAACAAATTAACAGAGCAATTGGTTTAGTTGTAGAACAATTAAATTCTACATTTTTAAATGAATTAAAACAAGAACAAGAAAGGTTTGCGTGGCTTAATGGCTAATATATATACAAATGCAAAAGTAGATTTAACTACTACATCGGAAACAGTTTTATATACAGCACCTAGTAACTCTAGAGCAATAGTAAAATCATTGTTAGTATCAAACGATGCTGGAAGTGCAGCAACATTAACAGCAACGTTAACTAATGCAGCTGCTGCTATATTTAGTTTATTTAAAGTTAAATCAATAGCTTCTAATGCTACCGAACAATTACTAACAGAACCATTGATATTATTAGAAAATGAAATATTGAAAGTTACTGCATCTGATGCTAATGAATTACATGTGGTAGCATCAATATTAGAAATAAATAGGGATTAAATATGTCATTTATAGAAACAGAAGCATCAGTAAGATACGAAACAGTTAATGGTAAAAAGGTTATGATTATTACACCTAAAAGTGAAGTTACCTTAACTAATATAAAAACAGGTCAAGAATATATGTCAGATGCAGAATCAGATGCTGATGTAGATAACCCTGAAACAGAGACTAAAAGAGAAGATATACGTAGAGACGTTAAAATAACAGTAGAAGAATTTAACTTAGGAGCAGGTTCTGAGTTGTAAAACTCAAGCTTTTTATATAAAATAGAACGATGGCAATAACAAACGCACAACAAGCTAGACAACTTTATAATGAAGGTGGACCTATGAAAAAAATTAAAGGTCAAGACCACATGTTAGCTTACATTACACCCGGTGAAAGAGACACGTTAGTAGATTTAGGTGGTCAAGAAACAATGACACCTGAAGGAATTTTAGCTTATCCACCTAGTAATTATGCTCCTTCTTCTCCATCAAAATCTTCTAATAAATCTTCTAATAATGATAAAGGAGGATCTGATTATGGTCAGTTTCAAAGAGCTGTAAATAGAACTAAAAATAATCCTACTACAACAACTCCTAGTGGAAACAATAATGATGGTGTTGATGTAGGTTTTCAAGAAGCATTAAGAAAAGCAAAAATAGAAGAAAAGAAAAAAGAAGCTAGAGATGATGGTGGTTTTAGAACTACAGGTAGTCAAACATATTCTCCTCCAACATTTTTTCAAAGTTTAAAAAACAAAGGTTATCAGTCATCTATTGATAGAAATAAATATCTTGCATTACAGAAATCAAGTTTAATACCAAATGGTGGATTTAAAGGTTTTATAGGTTCAACAATTGACGGTCTTTTTGGTAAAGTTCCAGAAAATTTACAAGATTTAAGTGAAGAAGAATTAAGAGAATTAGCTTTTGAAGTTCAAAAATTTAAAGATGCAGGGGGACCAGTAAATCAAGCAACGTATAATTATAATTTAAATCCAACTAAAAAAGGAAGTGGTTTAGAACTATTGGGTAGAACTTTTGATGCTCAAGATATTTTAGATAGTGGAGAAATGACACAAACTAAATTTGAAGAATTATTTCCAGGACCAGTATTACAAACAGATGGTGGAGGTGGTGGAGACCAACAACAAACAGACCCATGTTTAGGACCTAACCCACCAGCTTATTGTGCAGTAAACAATGACCCAGCTGATCCAGGTACTACAACACCAGACAGAAACTTAGGTGGCCTTGCTCCAAGATTCGCGGGCTCTATATTTGATTTCACAGGTCTTGCTGATGGTGGACGTGCAGGTGCCATGGACGGTGGACGTATGATGAATGACGATGATCCAACAGGTGGGATCATGGACCTTGAATCAGGAAGACAAATGTATTTCTTAGGTAAGCTAGTTAAAAAAGCAACACGTGCAGTTAAGAAAATTGTTAAGTCACCAGTAGGTAAAGCTGCAT